TATGATAATGATCCCGATGACTTGACTGCTGTTGATGTAAATCTTCATCCCATCGTTGCTCTCCTAGTTCATAAAGTCAAGACTCTTGAGGCACGCATTGAGACGCTTGAGAACCCATAAATAGTAAAAATAACAATTATAGATAATGGCAGTCTCTTTTCCACAGGATCCTCAAGTAGGGGATACTTACAGCACTGGTTCATTTGTATACGAATGGGATGGACAGAAGTGGATTTCTGTTGCTGGAGACAGTGGTGGTGCTGGTGTAGGTCCACCGGGTCCTGCTGGTCCTGCGGGTCCTACCGGTGCTACTGGTGCTGATTCTGATGTAGCGGGTCCTCCCGGACCAGGCGGTCCTCCGGGTGGTAATGGAAGTCCAGGTGGTAACGGACCACCAGGACCCCCAGGTCCCACTGAATTTGTAGGTGGAGATGGCGGACAATTCATTGGTTATAACCGAGATAAAAATAGGCAGTGTATTCAGAGTAATGGTCAGAATACTGTTAATTTGTATGGCTTGTCCGATACTGCTGGTGGTAATACAGCAGCCACCAGTGGATCTAGGATGTTCAAACGTAATACTCGTAGGGGTACTAATACTTTAACTGCTCTTCAACATACAGATTCTCTGTATACAAGTTTCTTGGCGTCTACCGATTCTATCATTGGTACGTACACAGCAGAAGGATCAGGAGAACAAGTTATCGGTATTGAACCAGAAGGTCTTGCTGGAATCAGTACGTCTCTAGTTACTATGGGATATAGAGCATCAGATTATTCTTTACAAACTGATGGAAATGGTGTTGATACATATGCTCCGAATCCAACTGCCGTACAAGTAGCACTTGATGTCAACGAAGTAGCATTGAGAGCTCTGATGCTTAAGGCAATACTTAGATTGAAGACTGATCTTGCTGATGCTCTCTCTAGAATAGACGCTCTTGAAAATCCTTGATATAAATAATAAACAAATAACTTTAGATACATGTCTGTTAATTTTCCACCGTCTCCAGGTGACGATGAAATTTTTGAATCCAATGGATTCTATTATCAGTGGGATGGTACCAAGTGGATCTCACTAGGTGGTGTTAACAATGGTATAGCATCTATTGGAGCAACTGGTCCCGAAGGTCCTCCAGGTGCCCCTTCAACCGTAGCGGGTCCTCCTGGTCCCGGTGGATCTCCTGGTCCAGGCGGTCCTCCCGGTCCAGGTGGTCCTCCTGGTAGCAATGGAAGCAATGGTGGTAGTGGACCACCAGGACCCCCAGGATTCGTTCCTTACGGTGGTGACTGCCCAGCAGGCAACCTAAATTATCCTAACTTCAAGGTGAGTGGTGCTAGAAGTCAATCTAGAAATGCTTTTTGTGTGGTCACACCCAGTTTGACTTTAGGTTGGAGCTCCACTCGTGCTACTGAGACTAAGACTTTACAACAGTTTGTCGGATATGCCGCAACAGCATCTGATGCTCATAGTTTTTCATTGAATGCTTTTGATTTAATTCAACCACGAGCAATTAAATTTGCTGACGCTCCTGCTGATGAGACTATCAAGTGGGGACTTGGATTTGATATCGCAGGAATCTCTACAGTATTGCCTGGTGCTATCTACTCAATTGCTTTGGACTATGATAATGATCCCGATGACTTGACTGCTGTTGATGTAAATCTTCATCCCATCGTTGCTCTCCTAGTTCATAAAGTCAAGACTCTTGAGGCACGCATTGAGACGCTTGAGAACCCATAAATAGTACAAATAACAATTATAGATAATGGCAGTCTCTTTTCCACAGGATCCTCAAATAGGTGATACTTATAGTAGCGGCACTTTCGTTTACGAATGGGATGGGCAGAAATGGATTTCTGTTGGCGGTGAAAGTGGTGGTGCTGGCGTAGGTCCACCGGGTCCTGCGGGTCCTACTGGCGCTACTGGTCCTGATTCCACTACTCCGGGTCCTCCAGGACCACCAGGACCCGGTGGACCTCCAGGTGGTAATGGAAGTCCAGGTGGTAACGGACCACCAGGACCCCCAGGATCAAATGCTAATGTGAATACCGGATCTAATTATAGTTGGACCGGTCAACATTCATGGCCCAATGCTAATAGTGGTTGGATCGCTCTCCGAAATCCAGCCACTGGTGGAGGAAGGTACATAACACAGAATCCTAGTAATGGAATTCTTACGAAGAAAGACGGAGCATTCTATAGTATTCCATACGCATCTGATTCCGGCATTACAACGGGTGCTTATATTGGTCTCACTACAGTTGGACTAACCTCAGCACTTAATATTATCAACGCACTCAAACCAATTATTATTACAAGCGAAGGTGATACCTACATCAAGATTGGTATCAGAGATGACTTTAGTGCTCAGACTATGGCGTATGCTGCATACTCTGGTGTAGGAACTGACGGAACTAGAACTGGATCTATTGAGTCTGTTCTATCACTATTGATCCTAGCAAACCAGAGGCAGAAGCAATTGATTGATGACTTAGAAACTCGTGTAAACGATCTTGAAAATCCTTAATATAAATAGTTTTATACTTACAAAATAACAATGGCAGTTTCTTTTCCACAGGATCCCCAAGTGGGGGATACTTATAGCAGTGGTTCCTTCATCTACACTTGGGACGGACAGAAATGGATTTCTGTTGGCGGTGAAAGTGGTGGTGCTGGAGTAGGTGCTACTGGTCCTGGTGGCGCTACTGGTGCTACTGGTGCTGATTCTGTTGTAGCGGGTCCTCCCGGGCCAGGCGGTCCTCCCGGTCCAGGTGGTCCTCCTGGTAGCAATGGAAGTCCAGGTGGTAACGGACCACCAGGACCCCCAGGATCAAATGCTAATGTGAATACTGGATCCAATTATAGTTGGAGTGGTAGTCATAATTACAATGCATTCAACCCAGTGAAGTATAATAACCTCAATACTGGTAGCGGTAGATATGTAACACAGAATCCAAGTAATAAGATTGTTACCTATAAGGATGGGGCATTCTATAGTATTCCTTACGCATCTGATGCTGGAATTACTACTGGTTCCTATGTTGGTCTTACTACAGTTGGGTTGACGAGTGCTTTTAATATTGTATCATCGCTAAATCCAATTCAAGTAACCGTTGATGGGGATACTCTTATCAAAATTGGTATTAGAGATGACTTTAGTTCTGATGCATTATCATATGCCGCATTCTCTGGCGTAGGAACTGACGGAACTAGAACTGGATCTATTGAATCTGTACTTTCACTTCTTGTACTCGCAATCAAGCATCAAGCAAGCAGAATAGATGCTCTTGAAAATCCATAGATCTGTGGTATAATAAACTGAATAATGTTTTACGAATATGTTTGAGATCTACAGTAAGGTAGGTTGCAAATACTGTGACGCCATTGAAAAACTTTTTGTTATGAAAGATATTTCATATCAAAAGAAGATGTTAGGTGAAGACTTCAATAAGAAAGACTTCACCAATCGTTTTGGCGATTCTACTTTTCCTCGTGTCCTTCTAGATGGTGAGGTTATTGGCGGAGCAAAGGAGACTTTAGATTATCTTCGCAATGAAGGTGTCGTATGAGTATCTAAATAAAGATAATTAGAGGAGGGTCTTATGACTACTGTCCTGTGCATCATGGCCGCTTTCATGGTCTTGATGTTCCTCCTTCTGGGTGGTGTTATTGGTTATCTAACCCGTGACTTTATGTTTGCCCAAGCGGCAGCACTCCCTCAACATCCAGAGTTTTATGATGCAGAAGGGAATGTTATTCCTGACGACATTCTTGCTATAAGATTTGAAAATTCCTATGGTGAGATTGTTGAAGAATGGGATGATGATGATTAATCTATCGGAGTTATTATGACTGAAGCGAACGAAACAACAACAAAAAAGAAAACAACTCGCAAGAGAACCACGAAACCAAAGGTTACTGCTAAGACACCAGCAAAACCAAGGCAGTCCCTAGCACTCAACCTACCAAACAACCCGCTCGTATTTGAAATCTTTGATCTAGCATCTCGTCAAAGAAGTAAAGCAAAGAAGGTTGAAGTTCTGCAAAAGTATGCTAATATGGCATTGAAGGCACTTCTCATCTGGAACTTTGATGACTCTGTTCAATCAGCACTTCCAGATGGTCCAGTGCCTTACTCCGGTTACAACGAACAAAACGTTTACACCGGTACGCTGAGTGATAAGATTGAATCCCGCACTCGTGATATGTACGAGAGTGGTAACTTCTCTCTTGGAAGCAGCGACACTACAGCACGTACTACTCTTCGTAGAGAAGCACGTAATCTTTATCACTTCGTAAGAGGTGGTAACGATGAACTCTCAAACACCCGACGAGAGATGATGTTTATAAATATCTTGGAATCTGTACACCCATTGGAGGCAGAGATTCTTGTTTTAGTCAAGGATAAGAAACTCACCGACAAGTATAAGATTCCTTTCGACGTAGTCCAACAGGCATACGACGATATTCGTTGGGGAAGTAGAGTTTAATTCTTTATAAATAGTTAAGAAGTTAATTAAACTTCACACTTACGTTCATCCCAATCGGGACGCAAGTAAGACAACGCGGAACGGAACGTTCATCCGTGTTGAAATAAGCACGGACGCAAACGTTGCCTGAAGGAACGGGGATCTGATCAATCCACTATTACTTGGAGGTAACTCAAAATGGCTAAGGTAACTTATCGCGGTATCTCTTATGATACCGAGCGCGGTCTAACCAAAGAACATGCTTATGTAAAGCGTGAATTTGTATATCGCGGAATCAGGTACACCAATACTAACAAAGTAGAGGTGTCAAAATGAATACTTTAGAACTCATCCGTAAAAAAGAAGAGAAAAAACAGCGTCAAGCAGCAGCAAAACTAGCATTTGCTAAACTTTGTAACTGTAAGCGCTGAACCTACTACTTGACTTTCCAATGACTCCAAACAAAAAAGAGGAGTTTCTTTTGAAACTTCTGGCAGGATTATTTGCTGTACAGTTTGGATTCATTGGTTTTTCATTAGTCATCTGTAAAGATAACATAGATAAGTGTCCCAAAATAGGGGACAGAATGGAAAATTATTTTCTAGTGACGTTAGCAACGACGCTAAGTCTACTATCAGTAAAAAAGTGAGAGGGATAACACCCTCTCTTTTTTTGTGCTATAATATCTCTGATTGATACTTACTATGAACGCTGAAAAGATTAAATTTTTAATTCAATCGATAGAGGTGCTCATCGATGAATTGAAAGCAGAAGTCTATACTGATGCAGAGACACATCGCATTAGTGAGACCGAGTATTCTGAGGATGGTGAAGGAAAACCAACCGACGAACTTATTATGGATATGTTTGACCACATTACTGATGATTCTGTATGAGACCCGTAAAAGCAAAAGACTTACTACAACTAGATCCTCTTCAAAAAGTTGAGATGATCCGTTGTACTCCCAACCCACAACAACTTGTGTACATGGGTGGGAAGAATGATTATAGCGAACTACCTATTGAAGAAACTAAAATCCCAGATGAAACCGAGAGTGGGGAGTGGGTTATTGAACAACTCTTAGCGAACGAGAGAGGGCACTGGGGTCCCCTAGAACACCCAGCAATTACATTCTCCTGCTCTGGGTTCGTTCACAATGTAATCGTCCAAGCACGGACTCACAGGGTAGGTATTAGTTTCGATGTTCAGTCTCAGAGATACACCTGTAAGCGTGTAATCAAGGTTGCTAATCGTCATATGAAACCTGAGGAAGTATTCTATGTGAGACCTCCTGGTTTCTATACCAATCGTAAGGGTAAGAAGTATGAGTGGTTAGATGCTGACTATCAAACTCAACTCGGATTATGTCAAGCATCGGCAGAAAGATTTGCTTATCAATATGAGTCGGGCGTATCCGAAGAACATGCTCGTGATTATCTACCACAAAATATTCGTCAGAACTTTGTTGTTACCTTTAGTCTTCGCTCTCTCCTTCATTTCTTGGACCTTCGTGCTAAACTTGATGCTCAGTTAGAGATTCAAGCATTGTGTGAGGCAATGATTTCTCCCAGTAGGGAATGGATACCAGAAATTTTTGCTTACTATGAACAAAAACGTCTTCGTAAAGCACGACTTTCTCCATAAATAAGTTACCGAGTTAATACTATGGCAAAATTTGATGTAGTCAACACCGAAACTGGTGAAACTAAAGTAATTGATGTAAGCGTTCACGACATTGTTCAATGGTATGAAGACAACAAACCTTGGGTCAGAGACTGGTCCAAAGGTTGCGCTTCTGGCGGAGACATTGGTGAATGGAAAGACACACTAATCAAAAAGAATCCAGGATGGAATGACGTCCTCGGTAAAGCATCTGAAGCACCGGGGAGTTATGTAAAGAAAATCTAATCCATTTCATCTTGTAGTATTACATTAGTAAGTCAATGCCAGCACGTAAGAATCGCAAGTCTTCAAACCCCATTGGGGTCGGTCTCACCGCGAAGCAAATGCGAAGGAAGAAACCAATTGGTTCAGAGTTCATTACTAAGGTTGAACCAATCACTGACAATCAGAAACTTCTATTTGAAGAATACGACAAAGGACAAAATCTAATCGCTTATGGATGTGCCGGAACAGGCAAGACATTCATTACGCTATACAAAGCACTTGAAGAAGTGCTAGACGAGCATTCACCTTATGATAAGGTATACATTGTCCGCTCCTTAGTTGCCACAAGAGAAATCGGATTTCTCCCAGGAGACCACGACGACAAAGCAGCACTCTACCAGATTCCTTATAAGAATATGGTAAAGTATATGTTTATGATGCCCACAGAGTCTGACTTTGAGATGCTCTATGGTAATCTAAAGTCACAAGAGACCATTAGTTTTTGGAGTACATCATTCCTAAGAGGAACTACCTTAGACAGGTCTATCATTATCGTTGATGAGTTCCAGAACATGACTGGTCATGAATTAGATTCCATCATGACTCGTGTCGGTGAAGATACCAAGATTCATTTCTGTGGTGACGCTACACAGACTGACCTCACAAAGGCATCAGAGAAGACTGGTATCATGGACTTCATGAGAATCATGGAGGGTATGCCTTCAGTTAGCACTGTTGAGTTTGGACTGGGAGACATCGTTCGTTCTGGTTTATGTAAAGAATATCTGCTCGCCAAGCACGAAAGTGGCATTGAAATTTGACAATATAAATATTAAATTGTATAATGGTATCATCTAGATAATAGTTGATGCCATTTATTCATAAACCAATTGACCTAGAACCTCTCGATAGAGTCACTATCGATGGGGTTCGGTACTATAAAGTGCCTGAAAGTGGTGAGTTGATAAAACTACCTTCGATTACAACTATTACTTCACATTATAAGAAAGACTTTTTCGATAACTGGAGACAGAAGGTAGGCGTTGAAGAGGCAAATAGAATCACCAAGAAAGCAACGACGAGAGGAACAGAGATGCACCTCTTGACGGAGCATTATTTGAATAATGAAGAAGTTCCGAAGGCAAAAGTCCCTATCTCTGGTATGCTGTTCAACATAGCAAAACCAGCACTCAATAGAATTGATAATATTATTGCTCAAGAAAAAGCATTGTACAGTCTGCGTCTTGGTGTCGCAGGAACTGTAGATTGTATTGCTGAGTTTGATGGAGAGTTGTCCATCATTGATTTCAAAACATCCAAAGCACCTAAACCAGTAGAGTGGATTGAAGGTTACTTCGTCCAAGCAGCAGCATATTCTTGTATGCTCTACGAACTCACGGGTCTGAAAGCAAAGAAACTCGTCATCATTATGGCGTGTGAAGATGGTGAACTCAAAATTTATGAAGAGAGAAATATCTTTCCATTCATTCAAAAACTAGGAACATATATTCGTAAATTTGTATCAGACAAACTAGAGGCACTATGAGTAAAGAAGAACTATCAAAGGTCTTAGAAGAAAAGTTTCTAACACCTATAAAATTTTCTTATGAGATTGAGAAAATTGTATTACATCAAAAAATGAATTACATTGATGCTATCATTTTCTATTGTGATAAGGAGAGTATTGAGGTAGAATCAGTTCCTAAACTGATGACCAAACCTCTCAAAGAAAAACTGAAGTTTGATGCTACCCGTCTAAACTTTATGAAATCTAGAGGAGTCAGCAGAGCAAAACTACCCCTTTGATATATTGTATAGCAGATTGAGACGAGGAATCATGAAACCTTATGAAGTGTACGTCACATACCTAGCGATGAAGAAGCACTTCACTACAAAGACTTATGATTACTTTAAATATAATGGTAAAGTAAGAGCATCTGAGAAATCATTCAACTCACGAAGAGACAAGTATTTTTTTGAGAGAATGTCTCGTAAGTTGAGTGATGATGAAATCAAAATGTACTTCGTCTCAAGTTTCATTGCTTCCGATACACCATCATCTGTATGGGTTGGTGAAATTATTCAAAGTGGTGAAAGACATTTCAGAAGTATGTCTAAGAGACTACAAAGTCTTACATACAACTTCTCACAAGAAGCAAATGACCTCTTCTCTGAGTACGAACTAGGTGAAGTCTTTGATTGTTCCAAAGGGAACCACCCACCAGCACTCAAAAAGTTTCTAGCAGATGAGATGTCTATCGAGACACTTACAATTCTAGATATTATCTTTGGATTTTCTAAAAAAGTGAGTCGAAAACTTGACGACCCGGTCTGGGATAGTGTATATTTGAAACTGAAAAAGTACAAACCATTTATCAGTATAGATACTGTTAAGTATAAAAAGATTCTTAGAGGTTTAGTTAATGCCTAGCGCCGACGAGGGATTCTTTGACTCCGGCATGGTCAAGGAGTCCCTAAAAGAAATCCAAGAGATGCAGATGAAAGTACTTCTCTTCACATCCTATGCCGAGTATGCCCCATTGTCTGAACATCGTCGTCATATTGACTTGATGAAAAAATTACTTGAGAAGCAGAAAAATATGTACTATCGTATGTCTTTCTCAAAGGACCCAGAAGCAAAGAGTATGATGGCAGATGTTGAGGGTCATTTCAGAGAGAATGGTTATGATGTCGAACCCGGAAATGCCTTTCATATATTTGATGAAGTTATGGAAGATGTTGAGGAAGGATTCAAAACTATTCAAAGAGAGTTGGGTGATGGGGATGAGAATGGTCCAGGAAAATTCATCTTTTGATTTCAAAAGTGCCCATCCGAAACGCCGCCAAAATC